CCTCCTATAACGGTCTTGTTGGCGGGAAGACAATAATATATCCATCCCTTGTTCTATCCACATATGCATCTCTTAGATTTGTCCAGCCATAATTATCATCAGTGTAATCTGATTCTATGTTTGACAATTCATAAAATGATCTCACAGTCGCCTCGCCGTATTCGATAGTCATATCCACGAGATGGGCCAAAACATCCTCCGCCTCACCTTTATTTGTAAATATAATTCTATCAAATTCATGTCGAGCCCTTGACCATCTATCCACCTCTCGACGTTCATCCCGATCATAGCGTCTATTACTTGACAAACTATTATAAGAGATATAAGACCTTCCTCTATCTCTAATAATATGATTACTGTAATATCCACCATATCTAGATCTACCATTACCGAATAACTTTTCAATTACACCAAAACCCATGTCACTCATTGTGTCACGGAAGGCCGGCACCAATACATCATATAAAATATAATCGCCCAGGTTTTCACTCTCGCCTAAGAAGGCCTCTTTAAATTTATCAAAAGCACCTTTCTTTTTTCTAATAACCTTACCTTTTACAATTGGCTTTAACTTCTGTCTACTTTCATCCTTTTCTCCATTCCTTGTAGCCTTGTCAGAGTTATTAGGTGCTAAGTTATCCAGTCTATTCCTGGTAAGTTTTGATTCTTTTTGACCCATTTAGTTTCCTCCTACGAACCTTTTAAATATCGGTAAATTCAGTGATACTCCACCATTTCTATTCTTCGAATATGAAAAAGCCTCAATCTCAATATCCTTGCCTATTGGCGAATTAATCGCCATATCTGTACGCTCGGCATTATTAAGCCCACTTCCAACCCTCACTGGAACTGTGCACCCAGGTACTTCACAAATCAATGCAGCAACCATGCCTTCGATCTTTGTCCCAGGTCTAGCCATTTCAACGTCAATAACCCGACCTACGAACTCTTTAACTTTTTTAACTTTTAATAGAGATTTACTACGCCCTGGAGTATAAATAGAATCCATATCCAATAACATCAAACCTTCGCCTTTTCTTTTAACAACCTCATCCATTGTTTTCTTTAAGGTTTCTATATCTGCTCCCTGTATATTTCCAAATATCGGAACCCTTATCATAGGGTCTTTGTTACTACCACCATTAAAAATTGAATATAACTCCGCATCCCGTTCTCTTGCCAGTCTAAGATCCCCTCCGGGTTTAAATATATCAAAACAGATAGCCATGAGGTCTTGTTTGTTATCTGGATACTGTTGACTTGCTTTCGCATTACTAGTCTGTCTCAGAACAAATGAAGGCACCTGCTTAAAATATAAATCTCTGTCAACCAACTCGCAGTCGTAAACCCTATCCGAGGGCATCCAAGGAGCCTCAAGATACTCAAATATGTGTATAAGCCATTTATCTTCAATATTTGTACGACTCCATGCCGTTATAGAACCGTCTGGCGCCTTATGAAACAGTCGTCGTACCCCATCAATCTTTTCTGACATGCGCCAGAGTTTGCCTTCCAGGACAGTGTCCGGATAATTAGCAAGGTTCTCACCTAGCATTGGTGTCAATTGCATAGTGTCTCTCCTTTCTTTAAATATAATTACTCACCAAATTTTGGCGGGATTTGTACACCTTTAAGAGCACATATAATTCTTGTAATCTCCATACCAATAGCTCCAATTATAAATATAGATGCGATTGGATGTTTTACCATCGACTCAACAAAATTTCTATCCATTTCCAACCTCCTTTTCTTAAATATATTAGTTATTAACAAAAATATAAAAGGGCTGTAGGGAGCAACGAACTCCTACAGCGGCGGAACCATTTAAGGTTCTACATTCGTGTCACACCACTTCCTTTCATTAAAGGACTTGTTTATTTTGCGATAAAAGATTAGAGCCTAAGCTCTATCTATACTTGTCTATTTCATTATGTATCATTTCATTGGCCATCTCAGTTCTTTTCTTCACAACTTTGTATTGTGTCCAAGACCATAACGCTACCATAAGCATCATTACAATCCACATCACCATACCAATTGCTAAAAGTATTTCACAAATTGCCATTTTCATCCTTCATAATGTTTATTTCATTATAGGTCCGTTATTATTGCATAAAAAATATAAATGAAAGAGTATGGCTAGTGGCTTCAAACCACGTCTCCGATTCGCCACTCGCTTATATCTTCCTAAGTCGATGTCCACGAGTGGTACTCGGCGAGTTACCATTACTCCATGCATTTAACATACTCCTTCATTATAGGGTGTGTTTTATTTGCAACAGATTAAAGCGAATCCTTTCGCAAATTGACCCTTTTTGTTCCTAGCTCTAACGATTACTTTATACGGCCATGATTTCAACCTTTCGGATTTAGCTTCAGCTTCCTCCCTAGTGTCAAAAGTATGTATTTCAACTCTTTTGACCCATTCAGGCGCTGCCAGTATAACTTTGGCATACCTCTTAATTTCTGGTAATACTTCTTTCTTTTTCATCTTCTTCTCCTTTGAAATATGTATTTTTAAATATAAAGATAAGAGCCTAAGCTCTTATTCATCTTTTGTTAAACTTACCTCGTTCTTTATGTCAATAGTTATCTTATTACTGTCCGTCGTTTTTTCATCATCATACTCAATACTCACTACCCAATAATTACCATCCACTACTATTTTCATAAATACCTCCCAATAAGTTATTATTTCATTATAGGGTATGTTTTTTATGAAATAAGGTCAAAATATGGCCTAAAAACCTTCAAAAATAGGTGAAATCGACGTAGAGACCATAGAATCCATTTTAACGCATTTTCACCCCTTTCTCGATATTTAATATTAAGTCCTAAATATCTTTCTTTAAAACGCATTCTATGACGTCGATTTTCTAGGATTTCTTAAAAATTAAAGAAAAGAGGCCTTAAACAGCCTCATCTCCTTTTTCTACAGTTATTTCTTTGAGTTTCTTTCTTTCCTCTGCAAATTCAACGATTTGGTCATCGATATAATCGCCAATCTTTCCACTGAAGTAATACCCTATAGCAAATCCACCTATCTTTGTCGATACTTTCTTTAAAGTACTCGGCACCTGATTAGGTTTAATAGCCTTTAGTGCATCACTTACAATTTCCCCGACACCAAGCGATACTACAAATCCCAACACATTTCTTATCAATTCAAAGTTATTCATGTTACTCCTCCTTTTTAAAATATAACTTCATTATAGACCATGTTATCTTTGAGTATGGTCTGTGACCATCATATTAACCCTTGGGTTATTAGCCCACAACCTTTCCGCCTCTTCTAATGCCTTATTGATGATTGCATCTAAATTATCCTCAGTGATGTACTTCTTATATTCATCGGGGATCCTTTTGTATAATTCATCAATCACATAACTTCTTTTTAAAGTTCCTGTTCCACTACCAAACTGTATCTCCGCCTCTGTGACTAGAACGAGTGCTATTGGTACGAGATTGGTCAATAATCTGGTTATATAGGCCATCTTTTCACCTAATGACATCTTCTCAAATATCGGACCGTATTTGGCCGTCCATTTCGAGATTCCCGTTATGATACTCGCAATTAACAAAATTACCACTAAAATATCATGCCAGTGGTGGGCGATAAATAATAATACTTGCATCTTCTTTCTCCTTTTATCTACTAATATTAATCACGCCATTACCTGAAAAATATAAATGATTCTCAGGTATGGTTTGACTTTCAGGTTCATACATGTCATAAGAATGACACCACTCTTTTACTATTTTAAGTGAAATATCACTAACTTCTGGTAAACCGTTTACCCACTTTTTCATTGGCGAGAATTGCCCAGGGGCCCATATAACCTCTTCGACTGTATCTGGAAATTTATCAGAATTAACCCTATTCATTACGACATTTAGGACTAAAGCTATCTGTTCGTAATTATCCTGATTATAAAAATCAATATCGTATTCACCATCGCCATCAACGTACTTAGAACCTGACAACAATACCGCCATTAAATATACTTCATCATCTGTGAAACTATATCTAGGTTCTATCTCCGGCATCTCCTCAAGTGTGAATTCTTTTTCAGGCTCTTTTGGAACGTATTCAATTTGAATAATAATTGGATCGGGATATATAACTGTGACGGTTTGTGGTTCGGGATTTAGACCTTTGACTAATATCACAGTGTTAAATACAAGTAATATCCAAAATATAATTCTTAATAGTGTCTCCATCCATATGTACGATGATTTATCTTGTTGCGCATTCATGATATCATTCCTTTTCTACTTTTATTTGTAGAGCTTCTACAGTGATTGTTATCTTAATCGGATCTAGATTTACGTCGGGTTTAATTAAGTCGATCACCTTACCATCTCCCGACATAATTGTTTGACATTCAGATGGTTCTCTTGGAATCTCTATAGTTGTTTTAAGGTTTTTGACATCACCATTCAAACCTCTTTGTATCAATATATTAATGATTCTATCTGTTATTTTCGTCTTCATTTTATCCTCCCGGGATATAAAAGGAGAAGAGTTGTTAAACTCTCCCTTTCGGTATTAAGCTAAATGCTTTAGACCTCACAATATCCAATTTCTCATAATTTAGTACCAATATTATACTACCTAGACTAATCAAACCACTGAATAGCGCATCCGGACTTATCCTCCATGTTGGTTTCAACATTTCATTATAAGTCTGATACTGCTTATTTAATGTATCCCATTCTTCTTTGGTAATATTATTCCTGCACATCTTTAAGAACGTTGCATCTCGCTCCTCCTTGATTTGTGCTTTTCTACCTTTTCGTTTTGTTCTCATAACTTTTCCTCCTTTTTATTCTATTATAGGCTAAGTTATTCTAGCAACCTATCACCTGTAAAACCCACCTGGACCATATTTCGGATATACGTCCATATCTACAATCAAATATACTTTTCCGTTTTTATCAAGTTGTGTACTATAGAAAGGTTCTATTTGACCTTTATCTAAGTTAAATCCTACATTCTCTCCTAACGGTATTGGGTCGAGACCTATTGCATAGTAATACTCGTTAAGGTCCAGCCACATTTCACTCATTAACTCGTAATTTAGATCATTGATCTTTTGACGAATTGTCTCGTGGCTAGATGTGAACGGGCGTCCTGACAACTTGTCAAGGCAGGGAATATCACCACCACCTGTTATAACAATTTTACTCTCATCGATCGGGGTTTTCTCGATATACTCCTTAGCCACCCCATCTTTTATTGCCGTATCTTTAGCTTTACCAAGCTGTTTAACCACTTGTGTTTTATAATCCCTGAAAGCTGTCTCACTTATGGTATAAAGTGCCGCAAGTGCTGTGTTACGTTTTGTGTTAATAGTATTCGCACCTATGATACATCCTATAGATGTCAAACCAACGATACCTGCTGGAATATAACATTTCCAAGTTAACTTAATTTTATCCATGGTGGTAACATCAACGAAATCTTTCTTCTTACGATAACTTCGCTCATCCTCGATTAATCCCATCGCTACGGGTGTAGCTCTTCCAGTTAAAATGGCGGTAGACACAAGACCTGCACACCCCAACCCCGTTAAAATATGTGGACTGTTTTTAGAAATTACACCCCCGAGATTTTTTACAACTGCTTCTATTTTATTCATATTAAATTTCTCCTCTTCTAGCCATCAGCATAATTCTATAAACCTCTTCGGTCGTTTTGGCATTCTGTATTCGAAATATAACTTTATTAGAGTAACAAAGTTGTGAGGCGATTTTAATACTATCTTTTTTACATAGTTTAAGTTCATTCGTCTCAGCTCTTTTATCCCCCATTATGAATTTCTCCTTTACCTCACAAAGAATATCTTTCGTCCATCTAATATAGTCACAAGCGCATCCTTAAACTCAACGCCTTTGTCGGTTAATATTGTCTTAATTTCAGATATAGGCATATCTAGTGGAAAGTCATCTAAGTTAATACTTTCGAATATAGCTACCTTCCCACTTTGAATTTTACTATTGAGTAATCTTAACGCCTTAAGTTTCCCGTATGTTTTATACCCAACAACCGTAGCACATATACCCCCGACAATAATTATAGGAACTTTATATTCCTCCCAAATCTTTTTAATTTTTAACATAATTTCCTCCTTATAGTTTTGTTTTAAAATATAAATAATTAGATTTATCTCTAACTACCTCTCATTATAGGGCATGCTTTTGATGCGATCAAAGAAAGAGGATATACCTCAATCCCTAAATATTCTTTCTAGTTGTTTCATTTTGAAATAAAACCACAACCCAACAAATGGTAATGTGATCAGTCCAAATGGTAACATCAATAAGTACCAAATAGCAGCTACCCATTTAGGTATCTTTCTATTCAGCATTCTTTCTAGTCCATCGTGAACGCTTATCACATCACTTTTAATAAATTGTACTATTTTCATAATAAACCTCCTATAAATTTTATTTCATTATAGGGTATGCTTTTGATGCGATCAAAGTTTAAAAGAAAGAGAAATTAATTTCTCCCTCGCATTTCTCTTACAAATATCCATATCAACCATAAACCTCCTGTTAGCACAGTTAGTAATACGTCGAATAGGAAACTTCTCAACCCATACGTTCTCATAATCTTTTCTCCTCTCTTTTATACTATTTCATTATATGATATGTAAACACTGCGAAAAGTGAGGCATTTAAATGCGTTTTAACGAACGATAATTTTGTTTTGATATAAATGTACCATTGGATTGTGGAGAATATAAAAGAAAAGAGCCTAAGCTCTTTTTACGAATATATTCATAATCGCTTCAAACATGTCATTTGATAGTTTTAAAACTAATATCAATGCAGTTAATGGAAATAATATCCATCCTTTTGCTATTCTCATAATTATATTTAAAATCTTTTTCAACATATCTTTTCCTCCTATAATATTCTTTCATTATAGGATATGTTTATATTGCCAAAAAGAAAAGAGCCTAAGCCCCTTCTAAAACCAAGAAGTTCTACTATATTGTATTTCATCATCGTACTTTATCTTTCTCAGTTTTGCCTTGAATTGTGCATCCTCCACAGCTTTTCTTGAGAGCATAATCGCTACCTTAAAACCTGCCATAAATGACGCCATCGCTATCGCAAAACATCCAACAAATAATTGCCACTTCATAATATAATTCCTCCTTATATGTTCTATTATAGGGTATGTTTTACTTGAATATAAAGAAAAGAGCCTAAGCTCTATCTTTTTCTATAATCTTCAGATTCGTATAGATAATAACCTATAAAGTTCTTCAACCAAATAATTGGCCATAATAGCATCCGTATTAACCATATCACCCCAACACTCTTCTTAACTCTATATCTAAGAAAAGTGATTTCGGAATAAATATCCTTCCACTGAACCAATAATCCAATTATGTAAATTCCTAACCATATATAATTTACCATTTTTAAATCCTCCTTTAATATTCTATTATAGGATATGTATATGTAGCGACAAAGAAAAGAGCCTAAGCTCTATCCATCAATACAATTTCTAAAACGTCAAATATCCCATCCAAATTAACCCGCAAATTACTAATCCTAATCCTGTTCCTAGTAAGAAAATTCCAATTCCTAGTAATAAATGACCTAATTGAGTTTTTGTCATTATTCATTCCTCCTTATGTATTCTATTATAGGGTATGTAAATATAGCGAAAAAATAAGACCCTTTGAAAACTTTGCAAGGTCTTATTAAAGGAGGAGTGTTACATCCCTAATGGGTAAATTAAAATATCACAGACTACCATCTCCAACAGCCACAAACATTCCTTGACCATAGCATACACCCAGTATAATAGTGGTACCGAAGTTGCTCGTTCTTTGGGTCCATGTAGTACCATCAGTGGAAGTTGCTATCTTACCAATATCCGCCCCTCCTTATGTTGCATCGAACTTATTGTTAACAAGCGTGTTGCCTGTACCGCCCCCGTTTGTAACAGCTTTGCCCATACAGTTATTCATAGCAATCAGGTTATAGCTGTTACCTGTCCCACTGAGCTGTATTGTATGCTGACTCGCAGTGTAGTCCGTTGTTA